GATACAAACAGAGGCTACCAAAGAAAGAATGAATAAAAGCTTTTTCATTGTTTGTTAAAATATGGGGCTGTTTAGGCCCCTTGTTATAAAATGGTTTTTACTGTGTTACCTACAAATTAAGACTGTGATTGTCCAAATTCATAGATAGGTGTTTCACCGCTTACGCTGATAGGGGCAGTGTTAAAGGCAATATCCACAGACAATTCTAAGTCCATGTGAATATCTTGCACGGTACCGCCAGCGGCTGAGGTGTCTTGTTTTTGCGCCCAACCACGAACGGCATAAGTGAGGCCAATACCTGAGGCATCAGGCACTATGCCAAATCCACCGTTGTAGCTTTCGTAGTCTCCGAAGCCGTCCCTGTTGATTTTTGGTATCCATGGGATAACAGCAAAAGAGGCCTGTGGCAGCACGATGGCGCAACCATTAGGGTAAGCCTCGGCAACTTCATTACCCAATACCTCATGCTCCATAATCCCGTTAGGGTTGTAACTTTGGAATTGGTAAGCCAAGTTTTGGGCATTGCCGTTGCCTTGGTACATGTCAAACTGCGCCTGCTTGAAAATGCGAGGGTCGGCCACTACGTCCAATTTGTCGTAGTATTTGTTTTGGCGCATTACGCTTGCCGCATTTTGGAAGAAGAAATTTAACTGGTCGGCGGAGTTTTCAAAAGCAAAAGTGGTACCATTCCACAAGGCGTTTCTTGCAGCGGTTGTGTAAGGGGCTGTTTGTGTACGGTTATTATGCAGCTGCTGCACAATGTAGGTACCAATACGCTCACGCAATATCCTTTGCTTGTCCATTATCATGTGGTCCAGCAAAGTCATGGTGTCAAACACGTTGTCCATGCCTACCTGCATGTTAATACCCAAAGGCTCGCTGAAGGTTACCCACGAAAGGCTTATCTGCCCTGAGTCGCCTTGTACGCCTGAAGGTGCATAACTACGTGCCGTGCCATTGGTGGCGGCTGTCTTTTTAAGGTAGTACGTGTAAACACTCCTTTTGTCGGATTGTTTTATTTGCTCTACGTTAGCCAGTATGTAATCACTGTACGTAAGAGCTTGGCGCAAAATGGGGTTTTGAAGCTCCCTCAATTCCGCTGCGTTGTATTTTCTGTTAATTTTTGACTGAAAGGCCAATAGGGCCGATGCGACGAAATTTGCCACTGTGTTTAGATTTACACAAGTGAACTAAGCAACCTGCTTATAATGCTGTGGGTAACCTACCCGTCAAATTTTGGGACACCGTCCCGGTGGATTGTGAGGCACCGCCCCGTTGGATTTGAAAAGCACCGCCTTTCGGGGATAAAAGTAGTAAATATTTTATTTACCAAAATAATTTAATAAAAAGCCCCCTGTAAAAACAAGGGGCTTGGCCATAAGCAACATGCACAAGAAAAAAGAAGGTTATATTCCGGAATTAAACAGTTCTTAACACGGTGTCTTTTTCCGGTGATATTTCAATGATATAATGCTCAGAAGATTTAGTTCCTTGTATTAACCCAATCAATATACCGCCATCTGCACAAAGCCGAATACCGTGTACCATGTACGGATTTTGGTCTATGTCTGTTTTTAAATAAACGATTTGCCCAAAATCAAACGGTATGTCAATCGTGGTTATCACTATTCTTTAAAGTCAAAATTTGCGTTGGTGTCGGTAATCTGTTTAAGTAATGCCTGCGCCTGTTGGCCGTTTTCGCTCATACCATTGGCGGCAAGGTGTTCTTTAAATTGTTTCATGTTAGAAATACCCAGCGGGTTGCCCTTGCTGTCGCCGGCTGCCCGTCCGCCAGGTGCAGGGGGTGCAGGTGTTGCGGCTTTACCCAGTTTCCTTTCTTCCACAAAACCCACCAAAGCATCTTTTACTGGTATTGGTTTCATGTCGGTTTGGTTGGCCACTACTTTACCATCACGCTTTACCACTAATTGCCCGTCCTGTTCTGTTATCTCGTTGTTCATCTTAATAATAGCCACCCACTCTTGATTAGTCAGGTTGTCGGGCTTGCGGTCAATCGTGTGGCTTAATATCTCCGTGTCAAGCTGGGCCATCTTGGCCGCTTTAATGGATGCCTCTTTTTCAGCGGTCAGGTTGGTAAGGTTTGCCCGTAGTTGCTCAATAACACTGTCTTTTTCGCGCACTTTGTCGCTCTCCTTAATACCAGCATCGGCAATTACCTTTTTTTGGTATTCGGCAATAAACTTTTTGCCGTCCTTGCTGCCCTCTCCCTCATAATCAAGGCCAACGGCCTCTTTCAGTTCCTTTACAGCAATTTCTTTGCCTGCTTTGATGCCCACGGTTTTCATGCTTTCATCACGGCTGGTCAATTCCACGTCCGTAAACACTTTAACCTCAGGCACATCAAAATCGGCCTCCTTGTCGTCCTTGATAGCTGCAATCAGCTTATCAACATCAAAGCCTTTCAGCAAGGCTTTTAACTTATCGGCGGTAGCTTGTTTTAGCATGTTACTTGTTTAGGAGTATGTTAATATCGGTTTCCAAATCCAGCCCCTGAGCGATGGCCCATTCCTTATAGGTAATCAGGTCGCCGTTTTGGTTAGCGCCTTTTAGCAATAAGAATTTAAACTTACCATCATCACCCGCGCCTAAGGCAAAGGCGTTTTGAGAGAGTGCACCGCGTGGCTCAATAAACTTGGGAGCCAGCTTTTTACCCAACTCCCAGCCGACGATAATAACAGCCTTGGTGCCGGGATTGTAGGGGTTGATGACTTCTTTTTTGATGATGCGGCTTTCAAACTCGTCAAACCACTTGTAAAATGGGTGGTTATCCTGTTCAGCCTTTATTTGCTCCGGCGTTTTGTGCTTTTTGTTAGCAACAACGGCGGCAACTGGTTTGGCGGGGGCCACTGGCGCGGGCGGTTCTTTGTGCGCCGCAGCTTGCACCTCGGCTATTTTTGCAGTCATTTCCGCAATATCCTCGTCAGAGAACTTGCGCCCGTCGCTGCGAAGGGCTTCGTTAAGTTCATCGCCGGTTAACCCGCCATATTCCGCGATGATAGATTCTAAGCGTTTGTAATGGATTGGCATAATTTTTATTTTACATTTTAATAATCCGGCTTTGTTTTTGGTCGTTGGCCGCCTTTAGCTGCGAAAGCACGTTAATTGTGTTCACGTACTCCAAAAGCTCTTTGGAAAGCTTCACCAACTCTTTTGCCGGAATGTTTTCAGTTTTCAAAATGTGGTCTTCGGCATCGTTAGCAGCTTTGCTAACGGCCTGTATGTGTTTTTCTATAATACTCATGCTGCTGCTGTTTCGGTTAAAGAGGCTACCTCTTCAATAATAGAGGCTATTTTAGGCTGCACGTAGGCAATCAATGCCATACGTAAAGCATCGTCATTTTTCATAATCCAATCCATATCCGTTAGTGTGCTTGCCCATTCGCTGAAATATGTCTTACAGGCTTTATCCTCATTGGTAATAGATAAAGCACTCACCTGTGCCACCGTCATGTGTACCCATGGCTCTACCCGCATCTGTTTTAAGGCTACCTGCAATTGGATAGGGCTGCTGCAATACTTGGATTCGTAGTAATCTGTCAACAAGTCATCCAGCACACTTTGCGCTGCACCCGAAGTCCTTGCTCTGTTGTATTTATCCCAAACAGAATCAGGGGCCTCAATGGCATAGCGGTCGCCATACTTTATTTCGCAGCCTTTGTAAGAACTGCCATACATCAACCCGGCGCACAGCTCAACGATAAAGGTTTCAATACTCTCGCACCAATGGGAATAAGCACACAGGGCAATCTGCATGGCGCCATCCTCATGCACTACCTCGGTGGCGGTTTTATCATCCTTGGCCGCCTTTAACTGGGGTTTCATCTTTGGCAATACGCCCCATTTGGTAAAATAAGCCTGTTCATATAGCCTGTCAAGGTCTTGTGTGGCTAAATCCCACGCTTCAATAGGTGGCGTAGAATAACCGTCAAACTGTGTAGGGATGGAGATTTTGCCGTCCATGCTTTCCGGCATGGGGATAACGATTTCATCGCGTACGCTGGAACGCTTTTGAAAACCGGTGCCTTTACAATCGGGGCAATCGTTGCCGCCCACGGCCCTTGTACCTTGGCAAGTAGGGCATACTGACTGCATGCGCCAGTGTTTGGGGAACATGTGCAAGTTCTTCCATATCTCAAACACGCTGTTTTGGGTAAGGATGGAGTTTGCCAGCTCTACAATTACGCTATCGGGGCTAATAAACAGGTCTGAGTTAAACTCGTACATGTCAGATAGCACCATTGCCGGGCAGGTTAAAAACAGGTTAGGCAGTGTTAATTCCGGTATTTCGGTAACCTCTTTGCCATCCCACATCACAATCTTATCCGTTACCTGGTCAACAACCCTGTAATATTTAGACTGTTGCGGCTGGCTTTTCATGCGGTCCAGTATATCACTGGAGCTTTGCGCTTGTAAAGAATATTCCGCAGCTTCTTTGTTGGAAAGCGTAAATATTACCAACTCGCATTTACGGCCGCTCAGCTGGTAGTAAAAAATATCTGCACTGCTTTTGTACGTTGGGTACGGCATACCGTCATTACCTATTTCCAAATATACCAGCCCGTTAGGGTCTATGTGGTAGCCGTCTAATCCTGTTGTGGCAATCCAGCGGCGCAGGCTCATACCTTTACGGATATTCGCACAAAAGGCGGTAAACTGTTTTAGCTGGTTGTCAGGCAGGTTGATAATGGTAGAGCCACCTTTTGCCGAAAACACCTTTGCAATGGGTGCATGTAGCCGGGCGAACATATCCCGGTTAGAACGGGAATATTTTTGGCGGATGTTCTTTTTTTGCTCGGTCTCAAATTCGTCCATCGTTTCAATAGCATCGGCCATCCCTTTGCCAGTAATATGCATGTTAAGCCGCTTTGATTGCTTTTGTGCTTCAATCAATTGCTGCCTTAGCGGATTATTGGCGAATATGTCGTTAAGATTGGCCATACCTGAAAGATATTTGACATTCAAAAGTAAATAAATTATTTACCAAACATAAAAATTTATTGCGTAGTGATTTCAAAGCGTTTTTTACCCCGCTGGTCATTCACAACATACCCCACGGCATCAATATGGTGGTTATAAGCATCCTCAGGGTCATTGGTGTAATTGCCGTACTTATCTTGGGCATAGATGTAGTTATTTATTTCGTGCCATGCCTCGGCGTGTTCTTCCACGCAATACAGCTCCATACCGTCCATTAAGGCAATACGTTGGCTGATAGCGTCTGCACCTTTTACGCAAGGCACCACATAAAAGCCTTTTAAAATGCCCGGGTATTTGGCCGCATCATCTGCGCTCACCTCATGCAGCTTAAACCCGTGTTTAAGTTTCATAATGGCTTTAGCGTCGGCATTATCGGCAATTATCCTATCCGCTGGGGTAAAACCTAAGGTGCAATACAACTTAGCCAATTCCAGTGCGCTCATAGGTTTGTAGTTGATAAGCCGCCACCAACACCGATTTTTGTCAAATTTAACCCCTACCAGCGCGGCAGGGCTGGCGGTGCCAAAGTCTTGCCCGTAATACTCCCTGTATGGCAGTTTCATGTAATCGGCAAACTTAATAGGCTTTACTTTCTTAAGCACTTGCCCTTTGCGCCCACTGGATGAATAGCCTTTGATGGCAGTAAGGTAGTAATGGACGTTATAGTTAGGGTCGTCAGGGTTGCCATAGCTTTCGTAGCGGTTTACCACATGATCGGGCAAATACTCGTTATCTTGGTACACCGAGCAAATAGACACCACGCCGGATATTTCCTTGGGCACTGGTTCAAAATAACCGTCATGGGCTGGTACCGCAACCAAGTTAAAGTATCGTTTTAGGATAAAATGCCCCGTGTCAGGCGTGTTAAGGATGATAATAACCAAACAGCCTTCTTTGCGCAAGCTATCCACAAACGTGTTAAACTTGTCCACGTCCGTAATATCCTCGCCTTCTTCAATCACGGCAATATCAATATCACTGGCACCTTTCAGGTTAGCCCGCTTTTGGTTATCAGAAGCCCTAAAGCCTTTCGTGTAAATAAGCGTTTTGCCGGTTTTCTTGTCTTTTAGCTCCGTCTCATTTTTGGTAAAAAAGCGGCTTAAGGCCCCTTTTTCGTTGGCGGTGTCATACCTCGCCCATATCTCATTTAGGATAGTATCTTTAATCAGCGCCTTTTCATCCCGGATAATTACGCAGCGTTTTTTAAGCATCGTGGCGGAGAAAGCAATAAACTTGCTTATCTCATAGGTCTTTCCGCCACCCCTGCCGCCAATACATACCACCGTGTGGGTTTTTGGCGGCAAATTATAGAGCGGTTCAAACTTTTTGCTTTTTTGGATGATGGCTTCAACTTCCATTATTTGAAAGTGATTTTGATTTTATCGGGCAGCAGGGCTTCGCCGTCTTTGCCTGTTATCTCGGTTTTGGCTGGGGCATAGTCCCCTTCCATCTTGTTCAACTCGGCAATAGCTTTTAGCCTGTCGGCCTGGTCAGGCTCCACGGCAAACTCTTTAATCTCTCCAGCAATTACAAAGGGGCGTTTAACCTTTATTTGGCCTTTGATAATCTTGGTAAGATATTCCTTTCGCTCGTTTGCGCTCATTATAGCCATTTTACGGGCTTTAATAGCCTCGGCGGTGTCTACTGCGTCCAGCTCCTTCTTTATCGCCTGCTTGCGCTCCGTATGCTGCCTATTGGCCTCTTTCCATAGGCGGTCAAAGGTTCGGGTTGATAATTGCCATGCCTTGCCAACCTTTGCCAATGCTTTGCCACGGTCCGCGCCAAATTCAAGTTCTTTTATGATTGCATCAATAATATGTTGGTTTCTGCCTGCCACGCTACAAAGTAAAGAATTTATTTACTTTTACCGTCAAAAACGTAGTTTTAACGCTTTCTAACACCCATTTTTATGTAACAGCACTTCGCGGCCCGGTAATGTGGGGCAACCTGAAATATAAATCCCCCGGCGTTCAATGTGGTGTTGTTTCGCGGC